CAGATCGGTCACCACCAGCGACGTACCGTCCGTGGTCATGAAGTAGCCGTCGACCCAGACCACGTCCAGCACGGCACCAAGGTCCGGATCTGTGACCCGAACCGGCGCGCCGCCTGCGCTGTAGTACAGCGCGCCGCCGGCGGCAATCGCGAGGCGGTCGAACGAATAGTCGAAGGACACTTGGCCGGAGCCGCCGACCTCGCCGAGTATGGTTACGCCGCCGTCAGCGCCCACGCGCACCAAGCTGTTGCCCTGGACACGGTAGCAGACGTCATTCCAGCGTTCTGCGCCACGGTCGAGGCCCGGCCCGGCGCCGACGTTAACGATGCCCTCAGCAGGACGCAGGTATCCGGCGCTGATGCCCTGCGCCTTCGGCACCGGAACCAGGTTGCGCGGGTACGAGGTCCGGAAGTCCGGCCCCTCGTCGGTGTAGATGCCGTTCAGTATCGGCACTTGAGTCATTTCATGGCTCCTTTGCATGCGTCGAAATGCCAGCGGCGCATCGCGTTGCCGCCTGTCTTTCCGCAATGAGGGCACTGGATAGTGGTCTGTAGACGGCCAACGTGAGCCGCCGACATCTTGGCTTTAGTTTCGCTGCTGTGTTGCCGACCGACCGAATACTGGTTCCCGATCCGGCCCGCGCTCATCTTCCGGCGCGTTTCTTCTGAGTGCTTCTTTCCGAGAAAGGGCTGCTGCCCCTTTCGTGCAACACTCATCCGGACCCGCACATCTTCCGGGTGCCGGTAACCTGCTGCTTTAATGGCGTCCGATAGGCGCTGCCGGGTTTGAGCCGATATCGTCTTCCCGCGGTGAGCGCGCCCTATTTTTTCGCGCCATTCAGGTGTTCTCACCCAGCCAGACGTGCCGCCGCCGCCGTCGGCAATGTTACACAGAGCGACGCCAAGCCGGCGAAGCTGATCGATGCGCTCTACCTCGACGAGAAAGGCCAGTTCCTCGTCCACGCTATGAACCACGAAGCGAACGTCAAATCCGCCGGCTTTCTCCGCCGTGCGGCACCACCATTCGCTTCGATGATGCCGGTTTGCGACGCGTGCGCGATGGCCAGTACCCTTGCCGACATAGAAGGTGTGCATCGAATCTTTGCGGAGGTGTTCGTAGACGTAGAAACGGTCCTGCATTCCGCCTCCTACCAGCCGCGCCAAGGCTTGTTACCGGCGCCGATCAGCGGCAAACCGGAACTCTGGCCAGCAGCAGGCGCGACGGCAGTGCCCAGCAGCGAGTTGTAGCCGGTCCTCGCCGTCGACCGGGTCTCGACGCTCAAAGCCTTCCCGCGACCGGCCGCGAGCTTGACAGCCAGGTTCATGTAGACGGCTTCCACTGCGGTGTCGGGGATGCTGGCATCGTCGTCGATGTTCGACAGGTCAGGGCTGGCCGGCAGCGCGTAGCCGATCGAGATCCCGACGCCGGCCCACGTGGCCATCATCGTGTCCAGCGCACGCAGCGCGCTCTCCAGCGTGTCGGCGTCCAGGTCGAACACGAAGTGCGCCAGGGCCAGTTCGCCGAAGGCCTGCTCGATCAGCTGCTTTTTCGTCCAGCCCATGGCGTCAGTCCTTCTTGTCGTCGGCCAGCGCCGCGTCGACCAGGGCGGCCAGCTTCTCGGTGCTGATGTTGCCGGCAAAGGTCAGGCCCAGATCGGTTGCCTTGGCCTTCAGCTCGTCGCGGGTCGGCGGGGCGTTGTCGTCAGGGTTGGCTTGGTTCGCGCCGGCGCCACCGCTCGATAACTTCTCGGCCGCGGCCTTCGCTTCGGGCGTGGACAGGTGCCAGCCGTCGGCCAGCGCCGCGTCGAGTTCATCCTGGTCGTTGACGATGTGGGTGGCGAAGCGGCCGCCGTGGATCTCTCCGGTGCCGCCGGCCTGGTAGACCATGCGGGGGAAATCGTTCTGGTTCATGTGGAGCACCTTTCAAAAAAAGGCCCGCACGGGGCGGGCCTTGAAGCCCGGTTTAACCCGGGAGAGGAGACAACGGAAATTACGGCTGGCTGAAGAGCTCGATACCGGTCATTTCCGGCTGCTTGTTCACCAGGCCGTAGAAGACGTCCCAGCGGTACTTGGTCGACAGGTCACCGATCGCGCCCTGACGGGTCATCACGACCGTGACGCCGTTCTCGGTCGTGGCCGACATGATCGCCAGGCCGGCGTCTTCCTGGGGCTGGTATTTGCCAGGGATGATTTCGAAGGCATCCTCCTGCCAGAACGGGTTCGCGGCAGCCGCAGCAGTGTTGCAGAAGGTGATTGCAGCGCCGTTGGCCGGGGCAGCGGTCACGTTCTGGTACTGCTTTTCGGCGTCGGTGCCGCCGGTTGCCGAGATGATCGGGGGCGAGATCTGCACCACGCCGGCGCCGCCACCGCCCGACACGATGCCGGTAATGCGGAAGGTCTTCAGCGAGCCGGTGTCCTGCTTGGTGATGTGGTGAACCTCGTTCACGCCAGCGATGGTGAAGGCGTCGCCGACCTTAACCGTGCCCGCGGTGACGCCGATGGTCAGCGTTTGGTAGCGGTTGTCGACGTTCGAGGTCTCGCCGGTGCCGGCGGTGCTGGTCGCCTTCGGGGTGTAGTACTGGTTCGCACCGTTGACGGTCACGGTGGTGCCGGCTGCGGCTGCCAGGCGGTAGGCATAGTCCAGCTTGAACACATCGAAGCCGGCGATGTTGCCGACGGCTGCGCGCTCGTAGGCGGTCAGCGACTTGCTGTTATCCAGGGTGCGCTGTGCCAGGTTCGAAGCCATGCTGTTGTAGTCGCCGGACGAGAAGCAGGCCTTGCGGCCGTGCATCGGAATGCCCATGCGGTTGAAAGCGGTATCGATCGCGGCGACGTCATCGAAGCCAGCGGCGGCACCGGTGCGCTTCACGACGACGGTGCCGGACAAGGAAGCCAGGTTCGAGCAGTCGACGTTGATGTCCGAGGCGAGGCGCTGCATCGCGGCGTCACCGAGGCGCTTGGCCTGCAGCTGGTCGCGCAGCTCGGTGGCGGACAGGGTCAGCGGCACCGAATGGCTGTAGCCCAGGGTCGAGGGCACGGACAGCTGCGTGTAATTGCGGGCGAAGTTCGCGGACTGGTCGATGCCGGTGAACGACTGGGCGATGTACGGCTGCGGACGCCAGATCGTGTTGCCGGTGCGCTCGGCCATGACCGGGTCCAGGGTGTACTTGCCGAACAGGTTGGACAGGACCAGGCCGTCTTCGAACTTCTCGAACACCTGGTCGAAGGCGACGCGCTCTTCCTTGTTGAACGAGTTCGCGCCGAGGATCATGCCGTTCTTGTGCAGGTGCGCGAACATCGCATCGCGTACCGCGAGGCCGGCCATGTAGCTGGCGGCCATGATGCCGGCCGCAATACGGAGGAGGACGGGTTTCTTCTTCATGGAATTACTCCAAAATGGTTGAGGGAATTGCGGCGTTGCCGCTTGTTGCTTCACTCATCCGTTTTGGGCCGGACGGGGGCCGCTCGCTGGTACTGCTCACTGCCCTTGGGTGGGCGAATCCGTGGTGGCGCCGTCTGACGTGGGCGCCTTACGGCGGCTTACGCCGCTTTCTGCCGGCGCTTTTCGCGCCGATAGGCGATCAGCTTGGAGCGATCGCCGGTCTTATCGGCTTCTGCTTCCAGGCGCGCTTCCGTGCTGTCGATGCTGGTGGCACCGGCACTGCCGCGCACCTGGCGCTCCGGCGCCGGCGGCGCGTCCTTGCGCGGCGCGACCTTCAGCTGGGTTTCCAGCTTGGCTACGGCGAAGGCGAACTTCACCGGGTCCTTGATGGCGGCCAGCTCCTTGGCCTTGGCCGGGTTGCGGCCCAGGGCATAGATCACCAGCTCGGGCTTGTCGGCGCCCTGCAGGATCACGCCCTGCTGGGTCTGGCTCATGGCCTCGCGGACCACGTGCTCGGCGCCGTCGAAGTCGTCGACGCGCAGCGCGGCCTTGGCAGTGTTGTAGGAGGTCAGGCGCTTGTTCCATTCAGCTTGGCCGGCTTCCTGCTCTTGGCGCGCGGCGGCGGCCTGCTCATCGGCTTTGCGCTTCGCATCGGTCCAGGCCAGCAGCTTCTCGGCGTAGACCTCGGCGTCGAAGTCACAGCCTTCAAGCGTCGGCTTCTCGCCCACGGCCTGGGCAGCCGGCGCGGCCTGCTGTTGGCCGGTGTGCTGCGCCTGTTTCAGCTCGCGGTTCTCGCGCGCCAGCTCGCGCGCCTGCTTGCGGAGGTCCTTGACCCACTGCGGCGCCGGCTTGCCCTCGATCTCGTCGTCGTTCGAAGCGGGGAGGGGCTCGTCGCCCAGCATGACCACGACTTCGTCGGCGTCATCGGCCTGCGCGCCGTCCTGGGCGCCTGTGGGTGGGTTGTCCTGCGGTTGGTCGCCCTCGGCGGGCTGCTGGTCTCCTTGAGCCCGGTCGTCGGCGACCTCGGCAGCGGCACCGCCGGCGCTGCTGCCTTCGCCAGCTTCGAACTGCTCGCGGTAGGAACGTTGCTTCCACATCCAGCTTTTGTACATAGGGCGCCTTTGCCGAGGTTTGTCGATAGGGCATTCAAATGCCAATGAGCAAAATGATAGGCGGAAACTATTGCTAGCGCAACAGTGATTGACAGGATTTATTGCTGTGTTGTGCGATCCCGGCAGGAAAATTCACTGCCGGGCCCGATTTAAGGTGCTACTGCGAGATTCCCGGCTGCGCGGGAACCTGTGGCGCGGCCGGCGCCGGCGGAGTAGCGGCAGCGGCGAACTGCTGCGCCAGGTCGACCGCGTGCTGCTCGCGGCCCTGCTCGACGCCCGCCAGGGTGGCGATGGTATCGGCATGGGCCTGCGCGACCTTGGCATCGACCAGGTTGCCGTCCTTGAGCGCCTTCTCGGCGTCGGCCAGCGCCTTCTTCGCCGAGGCCTGCAGGAACACAGCGTTGGGGTCTTCCGGCTGGCTGGCCTTCGCCGCCTCCAGTTCCTGCTTCTCTTCCTCGGTCGGCGGGATGACGCCCATGGAGACCAGCTTGCGGCGGTAGAACGCGCGCACGTCGGCCAGCCCTTCGCCCTCCATGTTCATCATGATCATGGCCAGCAGCACGGCCTGCGCTTCGGGGTCGGTGGTCATCTGCAGCACGCCGGTCAGGCTGCGCACGGTTGCGGCGCGCCGGCTGCTCGAGCTGGGGCCGACGTCCGGCACCACGTCGAACTTCGCTTTGCTCAGGTCGTTCGCCTTGTAGGTCTCGCCGGTCTCTTTGTTGACCATGGGCTTGAGCAGCTCGATGGTGCTGGTCTCGCCGGCCTGGTCGACGGTCTTCATCTTGCGGCCGGGTTCGTGCAGCAGTTCCGA